CTGTCAATGTTGAACCTGAGAAGGTCAAATCAGAATCTTCTGTTAGCAGACCATTGGTTCCATAGATTGCAACCCTGCCTGAAGTTTGGCTGTCTGCTGTTAGCGTTGAAGCTCTAAAGCCATGTGATCCAATATCAAGATCACCGCTTGCTGTAATGCCTGCGGTTGTAAGTGCTGTTATTGTTGTACTTGCAATGGTTCCGCCTTCTACCTTGTCACCTGATATTTGATTGTCAGCAAGTGTTAAAGTTCCACTGCTTACATCCAAAGTTTTTCCAGTGCCAACTGTGACATCAGAAGTAGCTATTGTTGCGCCATCTATTGTACCACTATCAATGTTTACTTCAGTCATTGCCTGACTGTTAAAATCAACAGCACTGCTAAACTGAATTGAAGACCCATCAGCACTAATACTATCCAGTGCAATGGAACCTACATTAGTAATATTTCCATCACTGACATCTAAGCTGTCTACAGTTGTTGCACCAAAGTTTGCTGTGCTTGAACCATTATCAATAGAACCAAAACCGCTTGTGATTGATCCCGCATTTAGAGCGCCCACAGTTGTGACATTTGAAAGTGTGTCAAGTGCTGATTCAAAATAAGTTTCAAAGTCTGTAAGTGCTACTTGAACCATTGTTCCATTGTCATTTACCACAACCCTGTCAGCATCAGCTAGGGTAGTGCTTGTAGCTGAAGTATCACCATCTAAAATATTTAATTCTGAAGTGGACACTGAAGCACCATCAAGGACTTCAAGTTCTGCTTCAGTAATTGTTGCAGACCCTATATTAAACTGCGTTGTAATGACAGGGCTTGCTAAAGTTTTGTTGGAAAGTGTTTGTGATCCAGTAAGTGTTGCCACTGTAGAATCTATTGCAACTGTCAATGTGTTGCCTGATCCAGATGTGTCAATACCAGTACCACCTGCAATGTCTAGTGTTTCACTATCTAGTTCAATGCTTAATGCACCACCAGAATCACCTTGAAAATCTAAGTCCTGTGAATCCACATAGGCTTTGACTGATTGCTGTGTTGGAACCAGTGTTGCGCTGTCACTGCTCATGTCATCTTCATCAACAAATGCAGTGATAGTTATAGACCCATCAGATAATGACCCATAAGTCATTGTGCCTGTGGTTGTTAAGTTTTCATCCCCAAAGCTAATTGATCCTGAGCTATCAACAATGCTACCAGTAGAAATGGTCATTGTACCATCTACTGAAAGCTGATCACCAATAGTTGCATCATCAGTGCTTGTAAGCTGTTCAGCTTGCACTGTCCCTGAGAATGTGCCATTGACTGCGCTTGATATAGAACCACTTGCAATAGACAAAGTACCATCAGTGAATGTGCCATCTAGCGTAAGCCCATTCATTGTCATGGTATGGTTTCCAATATCAACACTGTTTGCTACAGTTAAGCTTGTAATAGCATCTACTGTTCCACCATTAATATCAGGTGCTGTCAAAGTTTTATTTGTAAGGGTGTCTGTTGTTGCCCTGCCAACAAGGGTATCAGTTGCATCAGGAAGTGTTAAAGTCCTGTCTGCTGTTGGGTCTGTAATTGCTAATGTAGTTTCAAAGTCATTAGCTGTAGACCCTTCAAAAACTAAATTTGTTGTGATTGTTGCATTTACTGCTACTGTATCTGAAACAGCATCACCAATGGTTGTGTTTCCTGTGGCGGTAAAATTACTGGCTTGAATTGTTCCAGTAGCGGTTAAATTTCTGATCCCGCTTATATCCAAATTGCTGTCAAGCACTAGAGCCTTTGAGGCTTCTGCACTTCCAATACTTGAAATGTCTAAATAGTTAATTTCTGTAGCACTGGCAGTGACCAGTGTACCCCCAAGCTTCAGTCCATTTGTGCCATCATGTGAAGCTACATCAAAGTCATAAGCGCCATCTAGTATCTTAACAGCACTTGTTGAAACTGCCAAAGGGATTAATGTACCATCACCATCATAAAGGTTTGTAAATGTACCGCTAACACCGCCACTTTCTTCAGTATGAATTAAGGTTGCATATCCACTAGAAATGGCAATATTGGTTAAATCAGGTTGGCTTGCCATAATATTTCCTTAAATAGTTATTTTAATGTTGTCTGCTTTTTTCATTGCAGTTTTTAATCTTTGTTTGTCTGTGCTATCATGTGCTGTTGTCTTCCCATCATTGGTCTTCAAATAGCTCTTTTTAGCATGGTCTTTTTGCATCTCTTTTATTGAATTGGCTACATAGCCATCCCATGTAGTCCACCCTGTGCCTTTAAATACAGACATAGGTGCGCCCATACACTTTCTAATTTTTTTACTCTCACATTTTGGACATGCTGAAGGCTCTGCTTCTTGGGGTAAAGTTATTTCTTCCCAAACATTCCCGCAGTCATTACTGTCTTCACATTTCCAATCAAATATTGCCATAGTTTCTTTCTTAGTATGTGGGGGCTGTTTAAACAACCCCCAAGCATACAATTTTAATGGTCACCCATTAATTAGACGTTGTGGTATTCATATATTCTGTCACCAAACGCTAGCGCACCGCCATAGATTGTGTGAGCCACAACCTGATCCGCTAATGCACTTACGCTGTAGTCCATTTCCACTTTTACATCCATAGCTCTTGCAAAGGCAATAGCACTTCTATGATACAGATAGCCTGCTTCATCCCCATCAGCGTTGCCACTAATAGAATTTGAATAGCGTACTTCTATGCCATAGAGTTTACCAAGCACCCCTGATTGAACAGGCTGTGCGTTGCCATACTTGCTTGCATCTACAAAGTCAGAAATAGCAAGAATAGAAGCGTAGCTGTCAGGGTTTACAGTCAAGAACACATTGCCATCAAAAGGAACATCTGCGCTCATAAGTGAAGCCATACCAGTTCTAATTAAAGCACTGGTGAATGTGTTGTCTGCGCCTAAGTCACTGATTGATCCAGTGTCACCTTCTGCCAAGCTTTCAATGTAATCATCTACAGCCTTTGCTAATGCAAAACCAAACTGGTTGGTTTCCATTGCAAACATGGAAGGTTGTGTCCATATCTGTGAACTGGTTTCAATTTGCTTTGCAACATACTTGTGCTGATCCACAGTAATTGTGAAGCTACCATGCGTATCTGCGCCATAGGTAACGTCTGATCCAACAGACTTACTAGAAGCTGAAGGTTCAGTTGCTTTTGGTACTGTCAAGACTTGACCGCCACCGCCTTTTACCATATCAGAAAAGCTTGAATCTACAGTGTTTTCCCACACTAATTGCCTTTCTAAGGAAGCAAGGACAGCATCAGCAAGCATTGCCTTTTTATTGACAGCACTTGTAGTAATGGTAGTATTAGCCATTTCTATTTATCCTTATCTACAGCCTATTTATTCTTTTGATACTTAGCCATAATAGCGTTCCAATTTTTACTGAAGCCACCATTTTGGTCAGGCTCAGTAAAAGGATTGTCCACTAGGTTTGGCATACCCACTGCGGGTATTGAAGCATCAGTCCTTACAGGCTGTTTTACATTTTGATTGTTTAAGTCACTAACATAAGATTCTAATTCAATCAAGTCTAGCTTGCTTGCAATCTTTTGTTGTGCTTCTGTTAATTCAACAGCTTCCATTAGCTGTTCCCGTTTTTTGGATTCATATTGTTCCCATTGTTGTGCTTTGGCAGTTAGCTTTTCCATTTCAGCTTTGCTTTCATCTAGCAGGGCTTTGTACTCACCTTGCTTTTCTAACTCAGCTTTGCGCTTGGATTCTGCTTTTTGCTTGAAGCTTTCTAATTCAGCTTCAGCTTCTTTGCGCCTAGCATTTACTTCTGCAAACCTTGCATAGGGAATTGAATCACTTACACTTTTTTCACCAGTGTTGGTGGGTTCTACTGCAGGTTCTTTTACACTGTCTTCTGCAACAGTGGATTCAGCTTGTTTTACATCTTCTGACATAGTGATGACCTCATTGTTTGTTTTTACCAATGTTTAAGGTTTGATCTTGGGCTTCATAAAGCCTGATCTTCCTTTCTATCTCATTTTCTAAATGAGTTGCTAAAAAAGACATATTCTTATTAGAAAGTCCATATAAGTCATAGCCCCTATCAGCGTTTCCTTGTACTATTTCCCCATTATCATAGGTAATAGCAAAGCCATTTTTGGTTCCCACACCTTTGATTCTATTTAGTGTGTCACCCGTCAATCTCATATTGACAAAATTTATATTTCTATCTGTAGATACACCCTTACCACCTGCCTTGCCTGCTTTCTTTCTGATCTTATATTCAGCAGACTTATACTTCAAGCGCCTTTTGTTATTCTGGAACTTGCCATCATCCGCATCAAGTACAATTCTGCCTGCCATGATCTCAGCAGTTCTATCCATAAAGCGTTTGGTGAAAACTGCTACTTCAGTTGCCTTCATGCCCTAGCCCTTGTGCCAACTGGTATGAAGCGGTGTCTGCAGTTATGACCACCCCTTGCAACCTGTGAAAATTCTGCTTTCTCTTTTTTTAAGACCCATCCTTTTTTCTTATCAAAGTGTGGCAATGCTATTTTGCCCTGCGCCATCTTTTTAGACAGGTCTTGTATTTCTTCTGCTGTGTAGCCTTTTTTATTTTTCTGATTATCAATAAAATATCTACATGCGGGTCTGTTCTTATTATCTACACTACCACTGTATCTAAACTTCTGTTTAGGTACATCCTTAAATACATTCATAGTTGCTGTCTGTGAAAAATCTGCAAAGGCATCCCTTGCAATCATTCTAGCGTTCTTGCTTAATAGCTGTTCATCAAAATTCAGGGCTAGTCTTTCTGCAACAATGCCTGCGGGTTCACCACTAATAATGCCTTTCAGTAGTTCAGCTTTCATTGTAGCTGTTTCCTGTGCAAATCTGCCCAACAAAACTTCACCATCCAAATCCCGTAGAAGTTCCAAACGCTGTGCAATGGCTGTTGTGTTTTCAGGTGATAAAAGAATTTCCACAGCTCTGCCACCCGTTCTAGCCCTAAGTATTTTCTGGAAGTCTTTGAGTATCCCCTCAGCTTCCCTGTCATAACCTTGCATAAGATTTGTGAATGATGTATTGAAGCCTGCTTGCTGTAACTCATTAAAGAAGTCCAGTTCCCTAGCAACTCTAAGGATGTCTGTGTCACTGAATCCTTCAATGGCTTTGCCCATCCTTTCCACATTCTTAAATAGTTGTTTGCTGATCTTATCAAGGTCATCATAAAAAATATCAAATATGTCTTTGTCTACTGCCATTAAGCATTAATCAACCTTTGTACTAAACTGCCTGCCTCAGCAGGTTGTGCCTGCGCTTCCTGCGCTCTTTCCTCACCTATCTCACCAAGCTTTTCATTTAGCTCTGCTTCATCCATGTCAGGGTTGTAATGCAATAGCATTTCTTTCTTTGTTATCAAGCCCATGCTGTGCTTCTTTTCTAGCACCTGCAGTTCTTCAAGCTCACCAATAGGGAATGATAGTTCAGGGAAGTCTACATAAATATCATCAGTCAGATTAATGTTTGCATCTTGGCTTAAAACCATTCTGTCAATTTCATATCTTTCCTGCTCAAACTTGCGCCATGTATCTTCTACGCTTGCTTCCCTTTGTTCTATGCTTTCTATGTTTAAAATCTTTAGCGCTTCACCACTGATTGCGCTGTTGCCCACATCAGCAAATGTGATGTTTAAATGATTGTTGCTTGCTACTGATTCAATAAAGAATTTGGTGGTAGATATAATCTCAGCCAAGCCACCTGAAGGTGCAGTCATATTGAAGTCAGTATCACTTGGCAGGATCAGAACTTTGTCCACACCAATTTTTATAGGCTCACTTGGGTTTACATCCAGACCACTGATCCACTTGACACCACCTGTTGCACCCATTCTGACAGCTAATGCTAATTCAGTCATGGCTAGGTCTAGCTGTTGTGAAGCCTGTATCACATCAGAAGCATTGCCACCAAAGAAGTCCCGCACTCTGGGTTGTCTTCTTGTAAATGTAAAAGGCAACATGCTTTCACCATTGCTGTTGCGGTAAGGATTTACATTGCCTTCATTCACACTATAAATGACACCATCAGAATCAATTAAGAAGTGGTGACCCAGTTCCCCATCCATTCCCTTTGACCAGAAAGCAAATATTTCTTTTTCAAGCTTACCATAACCACTGCGCTGTATTGGATACATTATTGCCATTGGTTCATCTTGCATACCATCAACAAAGTAGACATGAAAGAACGGGATCAAGTCCCATTGTAGCTGTTGCTTTGCTTCTGACCATCTAGTCCTGAAGCACATATTGCCAAGCAACCAAGTAAGTTCCTCAAGCTGTCTGCACTTCTGGTTTAATTCTTTTGAATAGTCCTTATACTTGTCATCAACTATTCTTTGTATGTCCAAGCTTTTACCATAGACCAAGCTAGAAGCCTTGCAGAATCTTCTAACTATAGACTGTGTAAACAGTGGTATGGATGACAGTGTTTCAGAATCAAAATAAGGGGCAATGTATTTATCTGTTTCTACATTCTCATAGTAGTCCAAAAACATTTCTACTTCCCGCCATCTTTCAGTTTCAATTCTGTTAAGCTCTTGCTTTATTGTTTCCTGTATAGTCTTCAGTGAAAGGTCAGGTATAATCATTTTAAAATTCCAATATTGTTGCAGTGCGCCTGTATGCAGGTTCTACCAAATCAATGTAGTAGCTTGAAGCATCAAGGAAGTGGGTCAGTGATTCATCCTTCTTGGACAAAGACCCATTGTTTTCCCTTTGGCACAGTTCATAATCTTTAATCAGGTTTACACACTTAGGTGCAACTGTCATTCTTATTTTGCCTTCACTGTCTTTTAACATTCTATTCAAACTATAAAGCCTGTCTTTTGTATGTGGGGCTTTATTCTTTGCATGTACATTAAACCCATATTCACGCAGGATAGAATGGTCACTGCGGTTGTTTACACTGACTGTAGACCTAGACTTGCCCGCAGGATCAGGATAGCAGTCTTTTACCTGTGGGTATTTCTTTTTCATAAGCCTTGCCATTTCATCAGTGTTTGAGTTATGTAAAACCAATTCATCCACTACTGCTAATGTCCCATCAGTGTACCTGCCCATCAGTACACATGCCATAGTGGATACATTAAAATCTAATCCATAGAAAAGCTTTGGTGGCATGTCTTGTATTTCCCTTACATGATCATTTCTGTCAAAGTTCCACACAGCTTTGTTTCCAGTAGTCAAGAAAGTCCCCATCATTTCTTGCTTGTACTGATCTTTGGTCATTGACTTCTTGGCTTCAAGCACAGCCTTCTTTGGGATCATGCCATGTTCAAGTGTACTAAACTGCCAAGACTTGTATCTGGGATTCTTTCCTAAGCCTTCTAAAAAAATATTATACAGGTGGTTGTATCCATTTGGGGTGGATGTCAATAGTGCCTTAGCATCATGATCTAGTAGCATAGGTGTAATCACTTCTTCAAAGAATCCTTCTTTAATAAATGCCATTTCATCTAGCACAACCCCATTTGATCCATTGCGCCCCAAGCTGATCCCCCTAAGGCTGTCAGGGTTATCTGCACCTTTAAGCGCAAGTTCTGCGCCATTGTCAAACCTAAATGATAATTCAGATTCATTAATTTTTACATCCCCAAATTGTAGCATTAATTCTTTCATTAATGGAAACATGATCAGCTTTGCCTGCCTGTAGTATGGGGCTATGTACAACCTGCGTTCCCCCGCTTGAAAAGGTTGGTGCAACAGAAACACTGCTGACAAAACTGACTTGCCCCATCTTCTGCCAGTGATCAGAATCTTTATAGAAGCGGGATGATTTAGAATGTCCCATCTAGTTTTGTCTAGCTTTATTTCCATTTTCAGACTGTTTAAACAGCTTCTTCATGATCTATAATTTTCAATACCTGTACTGGTTCATTTGTGGTTACGCTCATTTTTTGCAATGCAGTCCCTTCAGTTCTATCAGCAATAAACTTTGCACAGTTAAGGTCACCTGCTAATGCGTTTTCATAAACCTTTTCTAATACAGCTTCCTTCATTGTCTTATCACCACTGAAAGCCTGATCCCCTATTGTGTCTAATATATCAGAAATGGCAAAACCCTTTTTAGGTCTGCCATTTGGATTGCCTGATTGTCCCTTTTTGAACGTACCATCCCCATTCCTGTTACTAGCCTGTTTTTCAGGTTTGGTAGGGTTAGGCATGCTTTAGATTATAAAACTGCGTTTTTGGGGCTATATTGAGCGTGGATTCATTACTTTTTTCTTTTAAGGTTAATCTTCTTTTTCTTTTTCTTTTTCATCTTTTTCTTAGGGTAAGCACCATAAGGCATATCATCATTCCTTTATTTTAAAAACTTTTCCTGCAGGATTAGTTTAGTTTGGTCATTTGTTTATCTGCCCTGTTGCCTTCTTATTATAACTTTGGCAGTGTCTGCTTTCCATAAGCCATAATATATTATACACAAAAAGCAAGAAAAGGTTAAGTAACTATTTTTCAGTACCGCTAAAGGGTTTGGGTAGGGTTATAAATACTATAATGATATTATATAAATATAAATATTATAAAAACAAAAAAGCCCCAGTCAAGGGGCTTAGTTGCTTTGTAGTACACGCAATAAATGTGGCTTCATGCCACCTACAAATTAAAGAACACCAGAATGAATAAGAACACAAAGAAAATCCACAGCAAACATAGCGCTTCTTTTACTCTTTCTAAAGTGTCTGGCTTTTTATCATACCACATCATGCTAAACTACCTACCAATACAAGCTTAAAGTAGTCTGATTCTGAAATGCCTCTGCCACCAGTAGGAAGATTAATTGTGAGCTTCTTGAAGGTCTTGCTGTAAAGCTTAGTGCCAAGCAATTCTTCAGCCTGATCTTTGGTCACCTCAAGGTACATACTGCCACCTTTTGGGTCTTTGGGGAAACCTGCAGAAAGTGCAGTCCTTGAAAACCTACCAACATAAGGCTTGGGCTGATAACTATTAAGTCCAAAACCTTCTACTGGTTCAACCATAACATTTAAAGAAACAAGCTTAAACATTCTGGTGGTTTGCTTCTTGTAGCTTCTGTTAGGAACCCACTTTTGATGTGGGTACTTACCTGCCTGCTTGACAATCTTTTTAAGCTTTTCTGTTAGCTCAGGTAGTGCATAGGTATGACCCTTACCATTTGGGCTAAAGGCTAATCCACAAGCTTCACTGATCCATCTGAATCCACCTTTGTGTCCATGCCCTTTGGTCATTGTGTGGATCAGTTCATGCAATATGACTTCAGCAACCTCTAAGGCATCATCAAGCTTTGGTGAAATGAAAATGTTTGTAAGGAACTGACCCTTAACATTCTTTTCATTTACTTTGTAATCATAATGGCACTGACCAATAGCCTTGACCTTAGCATCAACCTGATTATCTACAACCACTTGGCTGACCCTCATATTAGGTGAATAGGCGCATGTGAACTGTATTTTGTTGATAGGCAACTTTTTGACAGTGCTACCTGCCATGATAGTGCCATTGACTTTTCTTAAAGGCATAGTCTGAAACAAGCTAGGCTTCAAGATTTTCTGATTAAGTAGCATGGCTACCTGTCTGATCCAAGATTCTCTTGTTTTGTGGTTCACTTTGCACCCCCTTCC